CGACCGCCTTCGACCGGGTCCCAGTTGCGCCGGCGCGGACCGAATGCCGGGCGCAATCGCGGGGAGCTCGAGGGCGGGGTCCGCGTTGATTTGGTTTCCGTGTCGAGCCCGAATAGGTCTCGGATCATGTGAACCTCGCGACAATCCGGCGTTTACCGGGGAGGAGGCCGCGCGAGATTGCGGCGAGTTCGGATCGACGGCGCCGCGAAAATCGGCGCTCCATCGACTCGAGTTCGGCCATTGGAATGCGTGAAAGCGATCGGCCGGCGACCGAGTAGTTTTCGGAGTCGAGTTCGAGGCGACCTTCGAGCCGCGCCTGGATCAGCGCGAGCATTCTAGAGACGTGGGTCGACGAGTCTCGGTTTGTCGCGCCGTCGAGGTTGCCGGGCAGTAGATCAAAGACGCCGGACTCGATCATCGTGCGGGCGGCGCCGGTCTTCGTTGCCCAGACTTGCCAGGTGTATTCGCCGATTGCCTTGTCGGTGGTTTCAAATAGGAAAGTCCAGAGACCCGAGCCCGCATCGGTTCCCGCGACGCTGAACCCGTCGGTCGAATCCGGCCCGGCCAGGTCGACCGATACCGCCCAGGAGTCGGCGGCGGTGTAGTCGGTGAGCGTCCGAGTCCAGGTCACGCGCTCCATGTAACGAGCGGAGCGGGGCGCCTGCGTTGGGATCGTGATCGCCATCGGCGGGTTGCTCCTAATAATTTGTCGCGAATCCGCCGCGCTTGCGGGGAAGTCTTCGCGGCGCTTTGCGCTTCGCCTTACGCTTCAGCGGGCGAGGCGTGTCGTCCGGATCGTCGTCGTCGGGCGAAGAGCTCGGCGGTCGGTCGTCGGTCGGCGGTTCTTCATCTGAAGCGAGGCCGGCAGCCTGGTTGTCTCGACGTGCCAGGAGCTTCGCCCAGTTGACCATTCGAGACGCGACGGCGGCGCGGGCGTAGACCCAACAGTCGCAGGCCTCTACGCGCGGATAATCTTGGATCCATTCGACCGATAGCCGGCCCTTTACTTTGCGAGGCCGAGGCGATTCGCCTGCGATCTGGGCGAAAAACTCCTCGTCGAACTCGGGGCGGGTCGGAAAGTGAATGAAACCGGGCGACGGCTCGCCGGGTTGCCAGTCGACCGGGCGCTTTTTGCGGAGCGAATAGTGGAGGGCGGTTTTGCCTGGATCGACGCCCAGGATATAGAGCTCGCCGCGGCCTGGTCCGCCTCGCTTCTTTGCTTTGATCTTGGTCGCGCCTTTGAGCGGCCATAGCGGGACGTGTTGGCCACCTCGGCCGCGGATCGCATAGACCCGTTTCGAGCGGCGTTTGCGGGCGAAGGCTAGAACCTCTTCATAATAGAGACCGCCGGAGTCGATGCAGGTCGCCGCGACGGGGAGGACGACGCCATCTTCTCGCGTGAATTTGGAATCGAGGACCAGGTCGTCGAGGGCGGTGAGGTCTTTACCCTCGAGCAGCTCGGCAGGGTCGGCGCTTAGAACGTGATGTTCGAGCGCCCAACACTCGTTGGAGAGACCCCAGCCATAGAGCGAGACCTCGATCGAGTTTTTCTGAACATCGCAGCCCGCCGTGACCATTAGGATCCCGTTCGGGATCCCGGCCTTCGGATAGTTTTCGACCTTGTCGAGTAGGAGCTCGGCGTCGATTCGGTCGGAGCCTTCGTCCCAGAGCTCGGCGAGCCTGGTCGTGACGAATACCTGGAGGAGCATCGGGTCGCCCTGCGCGTCGAGCCATTCCTCGACCAGCTCGGCCATCGAAAGCCAGGGGCTGCAAAGAGCGTTCACCCAATAGCCGCGTTTGGCGCGGACGTTCGGAAACTTCGCAACGTAGTGCCCGCGGCTCGCCGACTCGTGGCGCTCGTCATCGGTGAGATATTTTTCGCAATGCGGGCATTTGTATTGAGCGCGTGCGGCGCGTTCTTCGTTTGAGAGTCGGTCGAGGACTTCTTTCTCGAGGGCCTCGAGTCTGAAGTCGACGTGCTCCCAGGACAGGATCTGAACGACATCACAATGAATGCATTTCGCGTGCCAGCGATTCTGATCGGTTTGCTCGTATCGTTTATGGATTCGAGACCGGCCGAGCGTGCCGGGTGAGGAGGCCCAGGTCTGGAGCGAGGTGTCGAAGTTGCTCGTCCGCTTGCCCGCGAGAACCATCGGGTCGCCTTCATCGCCGCCCTTTCCTCCGGCGCTTGCCGGCCAGCGATCGACCTCGTCTCCGTAGAGATCGCGGACCGGACGCATCGCCAAGCCGGCCGCACTGTTTGCGCCGGTGATCGCGAGACCGCCGCCGGGGAATTTCTTCTCGAGGATCTCAGACGAAGCCGCGCGCCTGGTCGTGTTCTCTTTGTCATAGACGATGTTACGGAGGGGCGGCGTATCGCGGAGCATCGGCGCGAGCCGATCCTTCGACCAGACTTGGCCCATTCGATCAGTCGGGAATACTGCGAGCATCGGGGCCGGGTCGCGGTCGATCCGGTGCCCGATGATGTTATTCAAAACCTCAGTCTTCGCGCATTGCGACGCGAACTCGAGGACGATCTCGCGACAGTCCGGGTCGGCGCTGGCGTCCATCGGTTCGCGGGTCCAGGGGACGCGGGAGGTTTGCCACTTCCCGGCCTCGGCGGCGCTTTCAGGGGAGAGCATCCGGTTTGCGTCGGCCCATTGCGACGGGGTTTCGCTAGCTGGTCTTTTGAGCTTTCGCCGGACGCCGCGATGCAGGGCGTCGCGCAGGCGCTGGCCGAATTGCTTTTGATGCGCCTCGGCCCTTTCGAGCGACGACGGCGAGATCGTCGAGGTCGGTGAGCTCATCGAGGATCTCGAAGACCGCGGCCTCGACCGCCGCCTTCATCTTCGGCGCCGTCGAGATCCGAGCCCAGCGCCCGGCGTAACGTGTTTTCATAGAGAGGAGCTTCGAGCGGATTCGGAGAAAACAGTCTTCGACCTCCTCGATTACGATGGCGAACGGGACGACCTGGCCGCGGGCCTCCTCGAGAGCCAGCTCCGAAATCTCAGTGTCTGCGAGCGCCTTCCGTTTGCGGAGCTCCTCGAGGTCGATCGCGCCGTCGGGTCGCTTGCCACTTGCGACCGCCTCCTCGACGTCTCGAGCTCGAAGCCATGCGACTACGTCGGCGACGTTATAGGTCGGGAATCGGCCGGTTATGTCACTCGGAACGCCTCGGATCTTCCACCCGTCGACCGCGTTTGTCGAGTAGCCGAGCAGTGATGCAAGCTCGGTTCTGTTCAAATTGTTGGCAGACATTTGCACGCCCTCGAGGTTTGCCCGTGTAGCGTTGGAGGTTTGCCAGTGTGGCGCGTTTGTGTGATTCCAGCCCAAGTATGCGACAATCTAAGCGCCCACCACCCGGGGGCCTTAGCGGACGTCACGCGGGAAAATTTCGACCCTCGCGTCACCCGCACTGAAAAGGCCCAGGAAGGACCCTTAAACGCGCGTGGGGTGCCTCTCTAGGGGCACTCAGTCATTGCTAGTGCGGGGTTTTATCCCCTGTTTCCGCCGGAATAAATCCACAGAGTTTCGACGGTTCGGTCGGCCGCTTGCTGCGTGGAAATCTCAATGCCTAGATATGGGATCCCCGCCAATTCGTTGAAGTCAGGACGGCCGAAGACTTCGATGGTATCGACAGCACTGAAGTTGATCGTTACTAGGCCGGCCCCGGCTTGATCCTTTAGCCGGTAGTAGTTTTGCCCGTCGAACGAGCCCGAAAATGTGACGTTTGATGCGGTCCATGCCGAGGGGATCTTGATCGCCTTGAGCGATGTTCCCGACGGACCGCCTGGGACGACTAGCAACGTCAGCGCGGAGAGGGACGACGGGATCGTCCACTCGACAACGCTGCCCGTGTTGGTTTCGTAGTTTGCCATTGTTTGATCCTTTACGGACGCCAGCCCGCCGGTGGCGGGCCTACGGGTAGGCCTTGTAGGTGCATATGTCCGCGGTGATAGAGCCCGAACAAGCCGAGAATTCTCGCGGTGTGATTCATTTCAACGCGCTTTGATTCGTCCGGCTCGGCGTGATAGTCAATGTCAACGGCGATTGGTGTCAGAGGTGAGCCGAGCAGGTGCTTTGAGCTTGGACCGCTGCCGACGTGGGTGTTCCATGATGGCGACCGCCAGCCCGAGTTTTGCGTCCCGCCCGGATAGAGCTCCTCGAATCGTGCGACGCGCTCGACGAATTCGGCGTGAGATAGAGCGCGGCGCGCGTAATTCATCGCGGGCGAGTTCCGTTGTCGATCGCGAGCTCAAGCGCGTAGAACATCCAAACAAAAGCGCCGACGACGAGAAGAGTGTCGAGCGTGAATTGCGCCCATTGGGCGGGTTCGAACTCTGAGGTCGCCGCGACGCAAAGGCCGGCGAAGCATGACGCGACCAGGCGAGCTTTTCGTTTGTTCAAACTAT